AATATAGAATGCCATCTAACAAATGGAGCCAGATTTTGATTTGATGCAACTTGTAAGAATGTCATCAATCTCTGTGAACGAACTTCTTTCTGCATTAGAGAAGAAGTACCTCTTGCTTTTATATTTAAATCTCCCTTTATTTCTGGAGAGTCTTCATTAAACTGCATATTCCATGCAAATAAAGTTTCTCCTAAAGGTCTTAATAAAAAATCATCAACGTTTTTTATAACTGTTTTTATGCTAAGTGCTGCTGCACCCATCAACATAGACATACCTGCTGCAGTTCTTGTTGTGCTTTGAACTCCAGTAGTTCCATGAGAGTATGATGGAATACCTGTAGACTCATCTGCTAACTGTCTGAATTTATCAAACATCATTAAATTTTCTTGTGATGTGTTAGGAAATTTTACACCATGAATAGCTTGTCCGGGCATACCGCTTTGTCTTCTAAATATTTTACCCGGAAAGACTTTCATATCTTGACCCGGTACTAGTAATGTTTCATCAATATCAAATACTAGATTACCTGCTAATGCTAAGTTATCAATAGCCATTCTAGCATGACCATTCATTATAGTTTGAGAATCATCCATGTTTTCTGGAATACCCACTCCAAAAAATTGATAAGGGTTTATTTCATAAGGGCATACTAAATAAGGTAATCTTGTTGGAGTAAATGGATTTAATACTAATCGTATTACTTCTCCGTTACATACCCAACAGTTAACTTGTATTTCATCTAATTCGTCAATATCATCATCTAATTCTAAACCTGCTTCTCTAGCAAGTTCTGTATCAAGTATTCCCCAAAATTCTAAAATTTCATATCTGTTTTTATTTAAATCATCAGTAGATTCTCTGTCTTGTAAAGAAGCTTCATATCCTCTAGACTCATAGCTAGGACCCATTGCTAAAGAATCTTTAATAGCTTCTTTTCTAAAGAATGGTCTATTCATTAAGTCTCTTACTTGTGCACGAGTATAGACATGTCTTTGAATAACATAGTCAGCATCTTCTATTGTTGTTGCGTCAGGGTCTGGATAGAAATCCCAACAAGAGACTGCTTCTATTTTCGGAACAAGTTTTGTTTTAGGAAAGTATTCATTTTTTCCTGTTTCAGGATTTTTAACCCAATTATGAGTTGCTTCTTCATAGCTAAAAGGACCCTTTAGTATTCCTGTTCCAAGTAGTGCAGATTCAAATAATACATTTCTTAACACACCAACAGCACTAGATTCATCTAGTTGATCATGAATTGTTTTTTCCATATTAGCTGCTGCCATTTCTGCAGGACTAATTTGTGGTTCTTTTTGACCATCTGTTGCAGGACCTTCTACAAATCCTGCTGCGCCAAGACTTTCATCTAAGCCTCCTAAAACATCATTAATAGTTGTTGCTCCGGGCTTTAGTTCATTACCGTCACCAGGAAAACCATAAGGACTTTTAGGCTCTTCTTTTTTATCTTGTTCTTGATACTTAGATATGTTAGCGTATTCTGCTATACCTTCTGGAACAGCAGTAGGCTCTACTCCTACTGGAAATTTACCACTAGAAAATAGAACTTCTATTAGCTGACCATAAGCCGCTAATACTTTTGTCTTTGTTATCTTTACAAAAACTTTTGATTTCTCACTTTCTGTAAAAGCCATTTCATTACCATAGACACCTCTATAGTTACGATATGCTCTTAACCATCTTTGCTCATCAAATTGACGAGCAGTTTCTGCATCAATAAACTTGCTCTTAATTAAACCTGCAAGATTTGAAACATCAAAATCAGGAGTTAAATCCTCTTCTTCGCCTAGGGCTAGTATGTCTGCAGGTTTTTTTAAAGCCATCTATTTATTGTGTGATCCGTGAGTATACTTTTCTTTTGCAAAGGACTCTAGCTTATCATTAGGTCTTTTACCTTGATCTGCTGATAGTTCACCATGCTTATATTTTGGCATAAGTTTTGAATCTAACTTTTCTTTTTTTAAAGGTTGATCTGCACCTAATTCGCCATGCTTATATTTTTTTAGTATGTCCATGTTTTCTCCTAATAGTCTCTTTCATCAGCCATTTTAAAAAATGACTCTTCTACTTGATTTACCCTTTTACTAGGGAATGATTGAGTAGATATATTTGGATCTAATTCTTTAAGATTTAAATCTTTCATCTTATCTACTTTTTTTGGATAATCTTCTGGAAGATCTCCTTGTTTGTATTTAGTTAATACTGGTTGTGGCATTTTATTCCTCCTTTTAGTCTATTCGCATTTTACTGCAAATTTTTTTGTATTATGTCTTATCCAATCTTTTACTTCAGAATGGCATAAAACTTCTGTTAAAAAGTTTCCGAAAGAATTTACTATTGTTTCTTCTTCTTTTTCTTTTAGGTTATACTGATAGTAACCTACATGTAACAATTCATGTATCACTACATTAACTGCATCTGGTCCGCCTTTTTGAATCATCTCTTTATCAAGATATATTTTATAAGGTGGTTTAACTACAAATGTTCCTTGTGCTTCTGACACTTCGTACATTAATTCATGAGGAACACAAATTAATTCTACTGTAAAAGGTCCAACTGTTACAAACTTTGGTAATTTCATATTTTTAATAAAGAATCTATATACTTATCATACTCTATGTATGTCATACATTCTATAGCATAATCTTTTACTTGTGTATTTTGATTAAATTGTAATTTTACAGTCCCTTCTAAAAATTGTTTTTTCTCATTAATAAAACTATTACAAGATTGTATATTTTTAAATTCTACGCCCCCCAGACTATAAGTCTGTATAGCATTATCTAATTGAAATAGAATAGTTAATACTACTATATAGTTCAATATCCAAAAATCCTATCAGAAGGAGTAAATGTTTTTTCTTCTGTAAATCTATTAGCTTCATAACTATGAGGATGTATTGCTCTACTCATTACACCATATCTTAATGCGTCATAAGCATGATCTTCAGCATGAGTGTTTACATCTTCTGGATTACTTTTATCTACAGGAAGCATAGGTAAAGTTCTAATTAAATTAGCACAATTAGGGAATATTTTTAAACTTGGTTGCCCTGTACCAGAATCTACTGCTAATCTTTTGTGTAGTTCTAGTTTTCCTGCTACTCTACTTTTTGGAGATCTGTCTGATGGTCTCCATTTACATCCTTCTCTAATCATAGTCTCTGCAATACTAGGACCAACATCTCCCCTTTTTGACCAAGTTGATGAGTCAAGAACTCCGTATTTAATATATTCACCATGTTCCATTTCTAAAACTTGTCTAGCAAATATATCAGCAGTAACTCGTTTAGTATATAATTCTCTATATACCCAAAAGTTATTATCAAAATCTACAGCTATCCAAAGAACACATGCAGGACTAGAGTATCCCCAGTCACAAGTTCTAAACCTTAGCCAATTATTAGGAATGTCAAAAGGTGTTGTAACATGTGTAGCTATACTAAAATCTGGAAACGATGAATTTTCAAACGCTCCCCAATCTCCTTCTAAAAATTGCTTTCTTTGTACCTCAGGCAAAGATGATAACATAATAAGATAATCATCTGTTTGCATAAGATAGGGGTTATCTTGTAGTTTAGCCGGTATAAATCTTCTTGATATAGACTTTCTACCTACTATAGTATCTATACCCACTTCAAAAGCCGTATTAGGCTCTGCAGGGTCTACAAACATTTCTTTGACCCATTGTGACCCAACGTTGCCAGGATTGCCTGTAGCACGCATATAAACCGGAATATTGGGGTCTACACTTCTGAGCGAGGATCTTAAAAAGTTATATATCTCTGGTGTTGGATACTGAGGTAGTTCATCTATTCCAATCCATGTATAGGACTGACCTTGATAACGAAGCACGTCAGTTAAGTTTTCTGCATAACCAAATTCTATTCTAGCACCTGAAGGGAATCTCCATTCCTTTTCTTGCTCTCTCCATTTAGCACCTGGATAAGCTTTAGGATATAATCTTTGAGAGTTATTAATCATATCTCTTAACTCAGGCATAGATTTTCTAAGTAGTAGACATCTATGATGTTCTTTATGACAGTATCTTAATGGATCAATAAGCATGGCATACGATTTGCCACCACCTCTTGCTCCACCATAGAATACTTCTCTTTCTGGTGCGGCTAGAAACTGTGTTTGTGGTCCGTCATTGGGCTTAAATATAATGTTATCTTCAACATAATCTTTAACGTTAGGAGATAAAGACTGTACTTCATCCTCAACCATGACAGAAGCAGAAGAGCCTTGCAAAGCATCATTGGCTTTGAAGATCTTTTCTTTTCGCTTTTTTGCATTTTGTATTGCATCATGTGCTTTCCTTATTTTAAGGTCCTGTGCCTTAATAGTTCTTTTAGCTGCTTGTTTTGCTTTTACTTCTTTACTAAAAAACTTTTTTTCCTGAACTACTCCTCGTTTTCTTCCGAGGTGTGATTTAGGTTTTGGAGGTTCAATGTCTGCCATCTAGTGTTTATTATTTTCCTTAATCCTGTATGTGATATACTTCTTCCTGTTTTCCTTGATAGCCAACTTGCAACCTCTCTATATGAACAATTATTTAAAAAATCTTTAGCTTCATCTAAAGCATCCAACTCTTCTTGAATAGGCTCAATATAATCTGTATCTTCAGCTAGCTTATATCCAAAAGGAATAGTCCTAGCTTTCCGTTTTTGTAATTCCATCTTTAGGGGGTAGTATAAATATACCATGTGCTACTTGTGCAGTAACATCTAATTTATCTCTTTTAACAATTCCTACACGATCTAGTATTTGTTTAGCAGCTTCCATTCTAATATTTACTCCAGGAGTTTTACCATCTTCATCTAGAGCATCTACTAAACCTTTGACTGCTTTTGCAGAGTGCATAGCTAAAGAATATTCTGATCTTTCTAGAATTTGTTCTTTTAATGACTTAACAACTTTCAAATAATAGCCCGGAGCATATCCTACGATATCTCCTGCTTTCTTTGGATCTCCTTGGGCTTCATTAAATAAAGCTTCTAGAAATTGCTCCTGTTGCTCAGTTAGCTTTTTTTGTTCTTTTTTTACTAGTTCCATATGTTTTTTTAAGTTCTTTTTTAATTGTTTTATAATTAGTATCAGATTCTAATACTTGTTTTTCTTTTTTAGCTACTTGTGCTTTAGTATGTAAGTCTTCTCTTATCTTATCTTCATTGCCTTTACTATCAGATATAGTAAGAACACTTGGTGCTACAATAGCTAGTTTTATATAAGGCGCTGTACATGGCTCTTTTCTTCTAGCCATTGGTAGTGTCTTTTGAAATCTTTCTCCAGTTTTTAAATTTTCGTATTCATAAAGTGGCATTTTATTTTCCTTATTATTCTGTGTATAAACATAATTAATTTATATGTTAGTATCTCAGCAGTAGGTTCTAACTTTTTTTGTTTCTTTGGCAAAAGTTGCTCGCTGATTCTTCACTTCTAAATCCCCATGCTCTAAGTGCTAGAGCCTTTCTAGTTGGGCGACCTTTATCATCTTTCATTGGTCCTTTCATTCCTGCAAACCTACAGGCAAAACTGACTTTTCTTCTAAATGCTGCAGAGTCTTTTTTAGGAGTTTCTTTAACAGGTGCTTTTAAATTAGAACCTTCAGTTCTTTTAAAATGCGCTCTACCTGCTGCATTCAATCCTCCTTTAGGATTTTGGTATTTCTTAGCTACCATTAACCCTTAACTTTTTTCTTAGCTGTATCTGATAAATCTTTAAAATGAACTACTGGCTTACTTTTTGCACTATGTGATTTACCACTATGCATAGAACCATTAGGCATTTTGTGCATTGGTCCTTTGTATTCAGTACCATTCTTAAAAAAATGTTTTACGCCTTTTCCCATTATGTTACCTTCCTATATGATTTTACTTTCTGGGCAATTCTCTTCGGCTGCTTCACAAATTGTTTTCCCTTCTTCGTCCCTTTGCGCTTGGCTTTTGTCGTTGCCGCATATTCCGCAGATGTCAGGCTCTCTATCGCTTTCTTTGGTAGATACCTTTCCCCTGTCTTTGAAGATGGTTTCCCAGACTTCGTTTGCCATTTTTGTTTCCCCCATTGTTTAAGACTTCTTTGTGATTTTGCTAGTGTCATGCTGTTTTTTTAATTTTGCTTTAGCTGCTTTTGCTAAACGTGCTTGCTCCATTTTTCCTGATACCTTTGCTCGTTGTTCTAATACAGTTAGTATTTGAATTTTTCTAGCATAAGGTTTGTTAATACGCATAACTTTTGCGATTGTATCCTTTGCATCCTGTACTGTTGCAAATTTAATACTGACAGTATCTTTAGGATTTTCATCTGTATATAATCTTCTACCTGAACCTTTTGGTTTCTTGCCTGTTCCTAATTTAGGATCAGCCATTAC